TAGAAACTTTAGCTACTGCTAATAATTCATTTGCATCATCATAAAGACCAACGGTTGTGATATAAACTTTAGGGTCTCTTTCAAATGATGAGTTAACAAATGCTCCAACCGAACCTGTTACGAATGTTGGGTTGTTTGAGAAGTTGAATTCTCTATTGTTTGCTCTTACGAAATAATGTGAGGTAGAAACATTTTCAGTTCTACGAACTTGGAAATCCATACCACCACTAATTGCCATCAACAATGCAACCGAACCTGAGTTACTACCATTATTTTGATGATATACATTTGCAATAGAACCACTAGCTTCTCCCAATTTAGGGTCAACTGCCGATGCCAATGCTTTTGGATTTAATAATATAATACCCATATCCGGATAGAATAAACCATATCCTTGTTTGTTTGGTGCACTATATCCGTTAGTTGGGTCAATTGATGCAGTTAAAGCTGAACCAATATTTAATGAACCACTAACTAAATTATATACTCTACCTGCGGTTGTTACATTCTCATCGGTTCCACCACTATCATCAATAAGTGTAAAATTGCTTGCAAGAGAACCAGAAAGTTGAATTGAAATATTTCCTGGGTCTAATCTTTCTTTATATCTAGCTCTATTAATATTAATTGCGTAGAATGATTTCATATCATGTCCACCTGCAGTAGAAGCAGTATATACACTAAAATAATTATCTCCGGTATCTAATAATACATTTTTTAATTGATTATAGATTGCCTTAGTTGGCATTGTAGATGAATCGGTTTGTGTTAATGTAGGTGCTCCGTTTCCATCAACATCACCATATGCAATTGAAAACTGAACTTCTCCTGAACCAGTAGAAGCTGTATCGTACACATCTAAATAATATTTACCACTTGCTCCTGTTTGTTGAGCAGATGATGTATAGTTTGCTTTAACGTCTAAAGAACCAGTATCTCCACTCCATATTCCAGAAGTTACAATTTCAGTTCTATTAGTTACTTTATCAATTGCACCAAATTTTTTGTAAATACCATTTGTAATAGTAGTTACGTCAGCACTAATTTGTTCACCTTGTCCTAAGAATTGATTGATAATTCCAACCAAATCACTGGTTTCAACAGGTGTACCTGCCGTATTAGCTGCACCTGCTAAATATGTTGATAGGTTTGATGCTAAAAGTGCTCCTCTATTGTCTCTAATTAATGCCATAGTTATTTATTATTATTGTACATAGTTTACTGTTACTGGAATAGTTTGAGAACCACCCGTTTCATTACCATATACTGTTATTGTTGTTCTTGTTGTTGATGTTAATGATGGATTTGGAATAAATCTAAAAGATAATCCCTTTGCAATTGCTGCAGTTGCCGATACATCGTCACCTATGAATACAGGTACAGTACCAACATCAGATGTAACACCTTCTCCAATTATATCTCCTGCATTTTTATTAGAAAGTACAATTGTATATCCTAATCTTCTATTTCCCGCTGGAGATGTTGTTGGTGATAATGCTACTTCACCACTTTTTTGATTAACTGAAATATTTGGAATACCAAATTCAACAACTGGAATACGAGTTGTATTTTTTGGTAAAGTTACCAATTTATATTTCATTACCTGTGTTTCATCAGGATTAGCTTCTAATACAGGCATATTTTTAATTGCCGCATCGTAATAAGCTGACCCCAATGGGTGTGCCGGTTCATATAAAGAATAATCAATCTCATCATCTGCTAAAGCAAATTGAGTGATGTTTAATCCTAAACCTGCAGCAAGTTTTTCTCTACCCTTTTTAGTAAGAATTGCATCTACTGTTAATTCTGTGTTACTTAAATATCCCATAGTATAATATTATCTTTGTTTATAAATATAATTATTTTAAAATTCCGTTATTCTACTTCCAAAATTGGTTCACTTGTATTTCTACCCGTTTTATTTACTGTTAATGTATTAGGATTAGATGTAAATGTTTCAATTGGTGATGTACCATCTAATGTAGTTGCTGCAGTATTTTTTGAACCTTTATAAAAAGAATTTTGTAATCCTCTTGTTAAATCGGAAGTATTTCTATAATGTGTTGGTAAATACCCATCTACTTTTTGAACTGCAATAATACTTCCTGTACCAGGATTTATTACTTTGGAACCTGAAAATGGTTGTATATTTAATCTAGTTTCCGTATAAACTGATGATGTTACATAATAACCACCACGCGGGTCACCTTTACCATTTATTTTTATTATAGGTGCAACTACATCTCTTGTCTTTTGTTCGGTTATTAAATCAACTTTAATTCTTTCTTTTATTAATCTATTATTTTCATCATAATAATTTCTAATTGCATATCCATTTTGTGCATATATTCCAAATCCAATTGTTTCATATTCGGATTGACCTACAATTGTATTCAAATCATACACATCAATTTCACTCAAAATCGTACCTCTATCTAATATTGAAAATATTTCAACTTCTTTTTGATAAGACTCTGCAGTTTGTAATAAATTATCATTTGAAGATATCAAAGAATCGTATTGATTATTTTCGGCAAATATTTTGTCCAATGATGCACTATATATAATTCCTTCGTATTGATTATTTTCGGCAGTTAAATTTTCAGATAAATTACCATCAATGATTGTTTCATATTGATTTATATCAGATATTACATTATATTGATTTTTATAATCAATTATAGCATCTTGTTGATAATCATCTCCTGTTGGTTTCTTTCTTGCAATTTTACTTCTTTCTAAAAAGTGTGGTTCAATTAACAATCCGGTAGTAGCTTTAACTCTAGCCGGTAACATCTTCTTAATATCCTCAAACATAGATTTCTCATATAGTTTGATTAAGTTTATGTATGCGTAGATATCTCTACCATCAAACCTTTTAAAATAATAATTTCTTAAATTATCTAAATTTGAATAATTTGATTTATAAGAATCCGATGGGTCACCAATATAGTTATCTAAATTAATTCCACCCATAGATTTTGCAATATCAAAATTTAATTCTTTTGTAGGAGAGAAAAATAAACCAACTCTATTAGAATCAATAGGAGCTTGGTCAAATGATTTTTTAGTTGCTCTTGTTTTTGAAGATAAAGATGATACTAATTCTTGTGATTCAAATCTAACTTTATTTGTTGAATATCTACTAGAACCCAAATCAGGTATTTCTAATACAACACTTCTATCAATTGCTTCAAAGTTATAAGGATATGATGTAATAGAATCAAATCCTCCTGCTGATGCTGAAAGTAATGCGTAATAATTTTCTGATAATATATTTGCAATACTTCCTGTAATGGATGCTGTTATTGGGGTTATCCAATTGTTTACAGATTGAGAAACGGATGCTGATGGTTGTAGATTTGTAGGTAATACCTCCATACCTCTACCATATTCTGAAATTGATATAGATGTTACTACACCATTTGTTAATGTACCCGTTGCAACCGGATTTATATGTTTAAAAGAACCACCTTCAAAATAAAGTGGAATACTTCCATTCGATGTTCCCATTGAACTGGTATAACCGGAACCACCATTTATTAAATTTATAGTTGTTATAGACCCGGTCAATATTGAACCACTTTCTAAATTATTTCTATATAAAGAAGATGAAAAATAAATATTTGTATCTACATTTATTAAAGATGATGTTAATGCTAAATTTTTAGGATATTCAAAATCCAAACGGAAATATAAATCATCAGTTGAAGATGAAACATGATTACCATTTATCATTTCAGGGAAAGATGCGTGCTCATAAAATCTTGCAACATCCAATTGTTCAGACCATAAACGTAATTCATCAATACTACCCGAATAGTTTCCACCAATTTTAATTTGATTACCGGTATTCCAATTAGTAGCATTTGTTGCAGTTGTACTTGATTCAAATATTGTTCTCTCTTTATCAGCCTGTCTTAAATCCAATCTAACACCCGTCGAACCACTACTTACAGCTAATGCAAAAAACTTATCATTAAATATTGGTAATCTATTTGAATTTATAGTATTTCCTGTTCCATATGTAAAGGATACAACACCATATTCACTATTAGTAGAACCACTTAATTGTACATTCCATCCACTACCACTAATTAATGTATATTGATTACTATAAGCTGGCTTAACAAATAATTCGATTGTGTTTGGTTTTCTATTTTTGTCTGTATTTTTCCAATCAATTGACATAGAAGAACCTGCATTCATTTTAAGAGCAGTCGTAACATTATCCATTACCAATTTACTCTTAGTTACTTCCGTTACTTCTGGCCCACCAAATTCTAAAATTGAAAGATTTGATGAAGGAATACCATAACAACTTAACAATGCATATATACCTCTCCTGGTTCCTTTATGTTTTAAAAGATATGGTAAGTTATTTATAATTCTTCTCCATACTTCATTTGTTCTTTGTTTTGCAGGAGTTAAATTTTTTGTATTACCATCCGAATCTAAACCAAATGTATAATTCCAAAGAGTTTCATTTGCAGCTAAATTTTTAGCATCCCAATTAAAGGATTTTAATGTATCAAATAACAATTTATCAGAAATACCATTTTGAGATTTATAACCCAATTTTCTGGTATTTTCAATAGATTTTGTGTGATAATATATGTTATCAAAATGCTGTCCTACCATTGAGAAGAATAATAATAAACTTTCGTTTTCATCATTATTTACAATGTATTGTGGTATATTATTTTTAATATAATTTTGATTCATATTATCAAAATCCTGTGCTGATTCCGTTATGTTACCATACCAAACTCGTACTTCATATGATGTACTCAATCTTCTAACATTTCCATTGTATGGCCAACTTAAAGATGACGATGTATATAAAAACTTTTCAAATCCATCAAACCCTTGAATTATTTGTTCTTTTTTAATTCTTTGTCTTTCTATTTCATTATCCTCTGCTATTGAATCCCCAATTGCATTATTAATTAATTCTTCGTATTTTTCTATTAACTGAACTTTGTATACAAAATTATTTACTCTCTCATCTGCTGAACTAAAATGTACAAAATTATTCCAAATATACTCAGAACCACTAACGTATTCTATATTTAATTCATCCGTATTCATTAAAGATGAACTCAAATAAGTAGATATTAATTCCGTAGAAGATGTAGACCCACTTAATATTAAATCATCTAACGATTCATAATTGGTAGATTTACCACCTACAAAATCAACATCTATATCAAAATTAGGCCCCTTTAATGGAGGACATTGTAAATTAGCCTGGTCATTTAATATTACAGTTTCTATTAAAGGATTGCTCATTAATTTTGTAATCCAAAACGTAGAGTTTTCCGTAACAACTGCCGGTAAAGGTGAATATAATTTTAATATTACCGATTCAACTTTATCGGTTACAATAACATTTCCTAATTCATCTTCTCCTTTTTTAGATAAACTCCAATCATCATTTTCCCAAGAAGAAATTAATATTTGTTCATTGTTACCAAAATTTGCAAGATGTGATAAATATTTACTATCTTTATCCGGTTCAATAATTTTTAATTTTTCATAAAAAGAATCAAATAAAGCAGTTCCTATTATATTCTCATCCAATTCAATGGTAGGTAAAACTAATTTAGTAGATACTTCATATTCATTACCAATTAATTCTTCGGCCCCGTTTCTATTGTATGGTATTAATATTAAAGTAATATTGTCACTACCTGCCCATTGTGGATAGTTTTCTCTTAACGTTTTTAAATTTATTTTTAAATCACCTGTTTTCGGTTGATTTTGAAATAATCCAGTACGAGACCCATCTTTTAATTTTAAATAAACATCAACACTAGTAGCTGAGAATGTATTATATATTACACCATATTCTATATTAAAGTCAGAAAATGCCGGTACGTCAATCATATCTGCAAATTCAACATCTACAATTGATGGATAATCATTTACAGCTATAAAATTTACTATTACCTCAACTCTATTACCTGTTCCATAATTTTGACTTATCGGTACAAATATTAATTTTTTAGAACCATACTCTTCCGCAAAATCTTTTTTAAAGAATAATTGAACAAATTTTTGGAAGGCCGGTACCCTTAATGTTTTTTCAGGAGATAAGTAAACTAATACCTCTGTTGCATTTTGAGTTGCAAAAGATATAGTAAATTCAACTTCCGTATCAGATTCTTTTATTCGAACATCATATTGATTTTGTGATAACTCTATTGTTGGACTTGAAAACTTAACTTCTTTTTCAAATGTTAAAAAAACAACTATATCATTTTTTAATTCTCTGGCTGGTATTTCAAAACTTGTAGGTCTCTCATTTAATATTGAATAATTAATATTTTTAAAATCCTTTATAAGATGTTCAGGTGACCAATATACCGTTGGTGTTGATAACCCATCTATCAATGGTGTTCTTTGAATAAGTGATGAATCGGTTATATTTCTATTTTTTACATGGAAAATAACTTTACCATCTGTAAGTTTATCAGAATTAATACGATTTGTCGCATTATCAGAAATATTAATTTCTCCAGTATCAATAATATCGTTTGTATTTGATACTATTTGATATTCTAAATAATAAGATGAAGCTTCTATTGGAAAATTACTTCCAAATGAAATACCATATTGTACAGATGGTATTAGTAAATCTATTGGGTTTCTTACATCTATTGGGTTAATGCCGCCGGATGTTTGAAATTCAAATGTAAGTGAAACTACACCATCAACACTAGGTTGTGGTTCTACTAATTCTTGTACATATACATCACCATTCCATAAATATTTTTTAACAACCAATTGTTCGGTGAAAGAAGATTCGTTGGAAGTAATTGGTGTCGATGTTGGTACTCTATTATAATCATAATTAAAATTATAATAATTTGGATTATAGTTGTAACTTAAATTTGAATAACCACCCATACCATTAAACATGGTCGATGCCGCATTTATATTGATATCATATGTCCATGAATAATCAATCGATGATGTAATTGGTTCTGCTACAATTATGGGGTCTTGATATTTTTTAACTATTTCTAATTCATAATAATTTTTAGATACATATCCCTCTGATACAACTTTGTAAGTTCTTTTATTACCAAATGTTATAGATGGTGAATATACTATTTCAGTAGATGTTGTTATTCCTTTAGAAATCTCATCTTCAAAAAATTCTCCGGCTATTCCATCTGCATTAATTAATTTTATTTTAAGTGCACGAGTTAAATCATTTTGAACGGCCGATGGTGGTACAAATGTTGGATTAACAGGTACAGGTGGTGTATAACCCCCACCTCCACCTCCTCCGCCTGGATTGAGTGGTGGATATGCTTCATATATACCACCATCGTAGGCCGGATTTACAGGTAATCCCCCAAATCCATTGTCGAATAAATCATTATTTACTGATTGCACTATTTATTTGTTTTATATAAATATCTTATATTACTGAAATTCCATTCGTTCTCTACCCATACCCCCATCTGCCAAATTCTGTCTATCTAATGTATCATATTCTCGGTAGATACTACCACCACCCCCACCTCCAATTGATGGTGTAGATATCGGTTCAACGGCAGTAATTGGTTCAGGTGCTGGTTGAATCATTATTGGTTCCGGTGCTGGTTGAATCATTATTGGTTCCGGTGTTGGTTTAATTAATACTGGTTCTTCTTTAATTGGCAAAGTAATTTCAATTGGTGATATTGTTATAGGTGGTTCCTGTATTATTGGTTCAACCGCAGTTTTATTTCGGTTCAAATCATTAATAGGTTTTACAATTCGTTTCAAATCATATAAGTCCGGCCTAAACACTGTTTTTTTCTTTTCTTCAAATGTAATAAATGAATCTATTGTGTTTTTAATATTCTTTCTTAATTCAACAACAGCAAATTCTTTTGGTACAACATTATATTGAACACTTCTTTTTTTCAATACTTTTATATTAAACGATATACAATTGTTTAATATATTTTTCATATCATTTAATAAAAATTGAAAATCGTATTGTTCACAATCTATAAATCGTATTTCCGATGATTGGCCAAATGTAGAGTCACCGATATCATAGTATTTATTGTTTAACCAATGTTTTATACTTTCTCTAAAATTTTCAAATATTCTAGTTCTAAATGCTTTAAAATCTCTTAAACCAAAATCTTTTCTTAATATATCAATGAAATCATTTCCAAATTTGTTTACCATAATATCATCTATGGTAGTTAGAGATTTCATTTCAAAATCATCTAATGAGTCTAATATGTTTTTTTTATAATATTTAAAATCTTTGCTTAAATTATTAATATTAGTAAATTCTTTTTTTGTTATTTTATTTATATTATCATCTTTTGTTTTTAAAGGAAGAATTCTAATTTCTTCTCTTGAAGGTGATATTTGTTGAATCCAAACCCTAGTAGATTCATTTTCTGTTCCTACTCTATATCTTACAAAATTTATATTAACTTTAAGAATACCATTTGTAAATCCTAAGTCATTTAATAATTTTTCAATATCAATTGCCAACTCTTTATTGCCACCTTTGTTGGTAATATTATACATATAATTTTTAATATCACCCGTTTTTATATAAGCAACATTGTTACCTGTTTTATGAGGTAATAAATTATTATTAATATCATAGACAGATACTTCCATAACATCGTATTTACATTCACCAAAATCGGTTTCTTGTATTTCATTTTTTGTAACAATAAATTGGTCATCCAATTGAAGATATTTACCTTCATTTTCAGTTTTAGCATTTACTGCTTCAAAGTTTGTATATTTTTTAATTGCCATAAATTAAAATATTAAAACGAATCAGGATGTGTTTTGGTAAATCCTGTTTCATATGTTTTATCTTTTGTACTACCACCATCTCTTACTACCGATACTTTCATACTACCACCTTTGTGGTCTGCGGTACCTGACCAACCAATAAATTTCTTTCTACTATTCACTCCACCACGGCCACCTGCAGGGCCTTCATTTATAATAAGTTTAACTTGTTTTTGTTCTCCTGCACCTAAACTAAATGAATTTTGGTCTACACTAAATATTGACATATTGGGTGTAACTGGTGTAAATGAAATATTAATTGTAACTGGTTTTTTATCATTATTTGTAAAATCAACATAATCTCCATTAACAAATTTATTTCCACCACTTGCTCTTATTTTACCCCATATTACAGGTTTAGATTCTTCCGTTTTATCTTTTACTTTAACAATTACTACCTCATTAACAACATCCGCACCTGCTGCCATAGCTTGTGCCTGTGTACCTTGTGTAATTGCCGATTGATTTTGTACCGCACCAAGTTGAGATTGTAAACCTTTAATAATTGCATTTAATGAATCAATCTGTTTAATTAATGCCTCGATTTGTGCTTTAAATCCACTATTTTGTGCCTGTAATGATGCTCTTAAAATAGATTCTTCAACCGATTTTTGTAGTGCCGTTTGAATTTGTGTTGCAAAATCACCTATCGTTTCACCCAATGTATTTGATTGATTTACCAATATATCATTAGTTTGGTCTAATATTAATTTTTCGTTTGTTAAACTTAATATAGTCGTTTCCAATGCACCAATTTTTGTGTTTAATTCTGCTTCTACTAAATTCAATCTCTCAACTTCTTTTCTCAAATCTTCTACCCTAACAAGTTCTTCATCATATAATGGTTTCGGAACTAAATCTCTATTTGGTTTGGGAATATTTGGTTTTAGTTCTGTAACATTTACATCTATTGCTTTTAATAATTCTTCCTCATCATATTTATCTTTTTTCAATTCTTTAAATATCAATGAAGATGCTACATTTGTATCATCTACAACCGTAATATTATATTTATTTTTAGCAATAGCTTCTGAACCGGATACTATTAGTATAGATTCCAATCTTTCTTTTCTATCATCTTCTAACTTTTGTGCAATTGCCTCTATTGATGTGAATGCCATTTTATATTATTTCAAAAGTTAATTTATCGTCAATTATTTTTGTAACACCATCTTTTACCACTTTTAATTTTAATTTATAAACTCTATTAATTGGATATGTTGCCGTATCTAAATAAAAATAATTTGATTTTGAATCACAACTTAATTTTGAATATTCTCCAAAAGGAATAATAATTTCGTTTGTTCTATAATCTTCTATTTGATAATAAGATGATGTTGGTAAATATTTGGATTGGTCGTATTCAAAAGAACCCGTACTAAATGATTTTGATGGGAATAAATCTCTACCCTTAACTCTTATTTTTGTTTTAATATTTTCTGCATATTGTTTTTGTAAATCCGTTACAATAATTTTACTATTTTCTAATGCATCCTCCGATGATGAACCTGTAATTGGTAATAATGAGCCTGTTGTAAATATACTATCATCCCAAACGATTTCCAATTTAGGTTCATATATTGTATTTGTTTCTTTTGAAAAGAATTTTAATACACCATAATCTTGTATATCATTTTCTGCATCTATTGAATGTCTAATTATAAATCCATTATTTGGTAAAGAACCACCAACCCACATTCTAACCAAATTAGTCACATCCATTCTAACATCATCTGGTTCATTATTAAATGATTGTGTTGCCGAACCTGTAATATACCAAGTACCACCCTCTGCATTAGCCGAACCGGTTGTACCTGCTGCAAAAACGGCAGAACCACCATCGGTATTCTCTTGCCATGTTGTGGATGTAGAACCATTCTTATATTTCCAACTAACACCATCCGATGTTATGTTATCAAATTTTGTTCCGGTTCCCATTGTCCAACTTTGTGAAACTGCATTTGCAAATATTGAATATTCCAACGGAAGTTCTTCGGAATTTGCAGATTTAAGATTTAAGAAAACGGAATAACTTCCTGTTCCTATACTTTCTGCAATTGATTGAGAAATTTGTGTAATTGGAAATTTAATTAAAGTTCTTGCTATATCTTTGGCAGAAGCCACTTCGTTAGAACCATAATAAAGTTTACCTATTTCTAATATCTCATCTCTACCCGTATTTTGTTCGGGTTGTTGAAGATATACACTTGCGTCAAATGATGATGTGAAAAATTTATGCATTATATGGCCCTCCCTTTTATGTCTTTGTTAGGATATTTTACTTCGAAGATGCAAGGGTCTAAGGAAGGGTAGACAATCTTTCCTCTCGTTGCTTCATCTATATTATAATCATTTGGTGCATATGTTCCATCCTGTGCACATAGATTAACTATCTTAACCGATGGTACACTCATTACACCTTCTACATTTGCAAGTATTAATTCTATTTCTGAAATGTTTATTGGTTTATTAAATGTCCAATTATCTATATTAAAATATTCCTGCATCTCATTTAAACAATTTGCAAGAACTTCTCTTTTATTATAATTTGAATAACAAACTACTTCAAAATCTAAACCAATATTTACAATAAATCCATCAATTAAATTTATAGCATCTGTGATGATTCTATATTCACCTATGTAAGTTTTAAGATTTTGTTTGATTGCTTGATTTAAATTTGTTAGTTTTTTATTACCATCATATCCTAATACATACATATTAATTGCAAATGGATTGTTTACTTCACTTATTGCAGTTTTCTTTTGCGATAAGAATTTTGTCAATTCTTTTTGTATATCCGATTTATTTAAATTTTTAATTGAATCCACCAAATTTGTAAATTCGGATAATGTATTTGGATTGGCTAGTATTGATGCAGGAGAATTATTATCAATTTCACCATCTTGTGAAACATATACCTTTGCAACACTACCATATCGTTCAGGCATCGATAATGCACGAATAATATAATCTTGTTTAGTTACTGCTCTATTTTGAGAACCAAATGTTGCTAATGCATTTTGTCTAATTTCCTCAATACTTTCAGCACCTCTACCACCCACTGCAGATTCTAAATTCTCAACGGCAATTGATTCCTTACCAGCTTGATATGTTTGTAATAACTCTGCTTCTAATGATAATAAATCTTCGTCATATTCTATTTTATTTATAATAGTTAATTCACCTTGATTTATATTTGCATCTATTCCACCACCTGTTAAATAGGTTATAGTTAATGTTCTATTTATAGGAGATATTCCAAATGTATTTGTTTTTAAAAAATTTGATGGGTCTATTCCCTGATTTAATCTATTAACAGAATTGGCTAAACCTAATCCTACATTTTTTGTATTAGGTAATATTTGTTCGTCCGGCATAGATACATCACCACTGCCAAATTGTAAATCTATTGTATTATCCGAATTTATTTTAGTAGAAAATCTTCTAGGTACTTTTTGAACTTCTAAAACATATGGGACTATACTTGATGTTGCATATGATTCCGAATTGGCTTGTGTATTTGGTTTTTCAACAAATATACTTTCTTGTGCTAAATACGGAACTTCATAATATTTGTTTCCCAAATCATCCACAACCGATGTTATTTCTATAACATTTGTATCATTTATTGTTATAGTAGGATATTCTATATCAACAACTGGCCCAATGGTTTTAGATACTCTGTTAGCAGATATTGCTTTTACTTTTTTTGTTATTAAATATAAAATAGGTTCTCCTGTATTAGTAGCTCTTTCATAAACATCTATTTCTCTATCAACTTCGTTTGCAAAATCAATACCATCGGTTGTTCTAAAAACAACACCATTTTTACCTGCAACCTCCATTCCTTCTTTTATTTTTAAATACATTCTGGAATCTGGTTGGTTTGATGCACCTATACCGGTTGATGGAACTAATTGATAAACCGTCATAGTTGTCACTGCTGGTGCAGTTACTTTTGGTTTATATCCAAAAGATTGTGCAATTGACATTACATTTTTTCTTTCGGTTGCATGGTATAGTAATGATTCTTTTAATTGTGTATCTTGATAAAATGATAAAACATCACCTATATATGATGCCATTTCAACAAATACCATACCAGGTGAAGATTCATTAAAGTCGGAATATGTGTTTGGAAAATATGTCTTAGTAAAATCTATAAGGTTTTGCTTTAATGTAGCAAAATCTTTACCAACATAATTGATATCCTTTTTATTATTTTTCCAACTTTTATCTAAAGGTTTAAGTGCCATTTATTTATTGTTTAATTTCTATATTCAATGAATCTTTCATATTTGAGTTTGATATCAATGAAAATGTTATATCCAAAGATATTACATGCTTATCAATTGATGCATCATCGTAATCAAATATTATTTCGTCTATATTTAAATATGGTAACCATCTGTTTACGGCTTCGTTTATTGTAAATTCTATTTTAGAATCTATATCATCACGTATTATTGGTTCAAATATTAATTTCCAAATATCACATCCAAACTCTGGTTGCATTACTCTTTCACCCTTCCTTGTCATAATTAGGTTAATTAAATTACTTTTAGCTTGCGATAAAGTAGAGTAATTGGTAGAAAAAATACCATTCTTATCGGAACTTGTATTTACACCTATTCCCAATACCTTATAATTATTTTCAGCTAAATCGGTTACATTAACTCTGCCTAATTCTATTGCCATTATTTAAATCTCTTTACTAATTCACTATAATCTCTTGTCAATGCTTTTATTGTAGCATCTTGTAATCCGTCACCGGTTGATTCCAATTGTTGTGGAATATTTTGAGGAACACCCGATTCTCTATAATCCATCGTTTCCCAACCTTCCGAATCTACACTCATTTGTGGTTGTAACATATCTAATACACTACCACCCATTCCTGGTGCACCACCCTCAACACGTTGTGCCGATGTAAATGGTTGTGTTGCATTTAGAATTTCATTTATCATTGGGTCTTTTGAAAATTCCCTTTGTGGTCTTTGAACGGGTTGTTCATACACAGGTTGTTGCCTTCTAACCGGTGTAGGTGTAACTTCTGTCATCTCTCTTAATGATGGAGTAGATGTTTTCTTTTGTGAGTTTAATGTAACTGCACCAGATTTAATCAATTTAGCCAATTCTTCTTTGACTTGTTGTTTAACTTCGTTTTTTACAACTTCTTTGATTAATCCGACTAATAATTTCGAATCCATAATAATTGTTTTTAATAAATATTGAAAGTTTTAATTTACCCTAATGTAATAGTTTTTGTCGATGTATATTTACTCAATGTTGGATTTAATGCCATACCGGCATCAGCCATTGCTTTAGCATTATCATTTTTAATGGCCTCTGCTGCGGCCTTAACCTTTGCATCCGCAGTTGTATTTATCACCGATGTTAAAGCATCGTTTACTGAATTCGTTTCCGCTAGTGTTATTCCAATATCTGCCACTTTACCGGCGGCCGCCATTGCAATTTCAACATTACTAATTCCTTTAAGTGTGGCCGTTGGATTTGTTATCGGTGGAACCAAATATCCCACCCAAGGTAAAAATCCAGGTGCAGGTGGTGCTGGTGGTGGGTATTGGCATGTACATTGAAAAAATCCACCAACCGTCAACATATGTACCATCGCTGATGTGATAAAACTTAATAAAAATGGAGAATACGATGAATTGGGTAAAACTGATATTGGAACCCATACACCAGGAGATAAATTAATTGCAACATTGGTTGTTATATTTTTTAAAGTACCGAAACATGGTATACTTGGAACCGTTGGCCCATCTTCTAATTTCGCACCTGCCCAATAAAGTTGTATTGCAGGGCCTATATCTCTCAATAAATCACCGGTAGTTGATGCATTAGTTGCAGTCAATATTGTTGTTAATAATGTTGTTGCAGCTATTTTATCTCCACTTTTTACTTTAACACCACCTAAAATTGTTTTACCACCATTTCTTATAACATTATCATATTCCTCTATCAATGATTTCGAAAAGAATGCTAAGTTTGCTATATTAGCGGCCTTTGATACAAATTCACTTGCAACTTCCGAACCTGTTTTGGATGTTGCAGCTTTTATACCGAGTCCTCCTAAAAGAATTAATTTGTTCTCAGCCATATCAATGGTCATATTAATAAGAAAATCAGACCAACTTTTAGATGGAGCTCTTCCCTTTCTTAAATTTGCAATTACATTTTTGCTAAGATTTATTCCCATTAGTTTTTACTTAAATAATTTTTAGCAGATAATAAAGTATTTAATTTATTTTTTACAGAATCAAATGCAGATATGTTTAACGGGCCAACGCCTGAAGTTCCTGATGGTGTTAAATATGATTGTTGTTTTATAGCATCTATTAATTCACCCATAAGTTTTACTAATTCTCCACCCAATACCATTTTTTGTACGGGTGCACCTGCATCACCTGCTCCTGTGTTTTTTCCCAAATAAACACTACCATTTTCCGAATTTAAAAATATTTGATTAGCGCCTGCGGAATGTATCGTTACATTATTATTACTATGAACATACACCTCCTTTTCCGCATCTATTGAATATTGACCATCGGTTATTACACCGGTATTTCCTTTACCATAAATAATAAACTCACTAGCTTTGGCCGAAAGTACTATTCTATCGGAATTTATAAACAATTGGTCTCCCTTTAATTTATCAGATGCTGGGTAATCTTTAAATCCAATTTTTGTTTTTTTAATAGTTTCTTTAAATGGAATTTTTATTTTACCTGATGTTATATATACCGATGTACCATCTTTATTTATATCCTCTTCTACTAACTCACCAATTGGTTTTGAATCAAATTCTGGGTTTTGTTTATTACGAATGAATATTCCAGGTGATGATGTCTTATCATCTTCGGTTAAAAAAAATTCTGAGAATCTAATAGTATTACCAACTCTACCACTCAATATACTATCACCTTCTTTTGGTTTTAAAAATTTAATAGTTTCTACCTTATTATATTTAGATTGCTTTGATTTCGATTCAGAAGGTTTTTTATTTGCTATTCCTGTTTCTTTGGTTTGATTATAATCTTTTGAAGAGCCACCTTTACCTTCCTCATTTAATTCTTTTTGGGAGCTCGCTTTTGATGTTTTATAATCTTCTCTGTAATTTGGATATTGTGTAATTGTATATGGTAAATAAAAATGTTCTTTATCATTTATAGATAATATTATTACACTTTCACCTGATATCGGAAATGTAAAATTATTTTTATCAAATGGATATGCGTATGCTTTTCCTTTAATTGTATCTTCCGATAAAAAAGTTATTGCACCATAAAATCTTGCATCCTTATCTGCAAATTTTTTGTTATCATTATATATCAATACCTTATCATCCTCCGTTTCAAGCTTTAAAAAATCATCAGCGGATTTAAATACTTTATCAACCGATGCTAGAAAGGCTTTTACGGGTTTTGATTCCTGTCTTTCTTCCTCATTTACTTCCTGTTTTATAGTATTGCTTGGATTATATGCCATTATAATTTGGTTTTAATTTCTTCAATTTCAATTTCCAAATCAACCATTTTTTCTTTAGCTTTTTCTTCTACTGCGTTTATGGTATCTTCCATATCTGCAAGTAATTGTGCTTTTTCGTTTTCACTTAACCAACCATCTTCACCAATACCCTTTGCTTCTGCAGCTGCAAGTCTTTGACCTATTGTTGCGAGTTTAATTAAGTGGTCATCGTTTTTAACCGATACCTCAATTAAATCTTTTATGATAGGTGCAATAACGGTTGCTTCACCCACATTACGAATTAATTTTCTCAATGATTCTATTAATTCAGAAATGTTTTTCTTTTTGTTTTGTTGATTTTCGTATATATCTTTAAATAATGATGATAAGTTTTTACCATCAAATAATTGAAATTCGTTTGCCATTTTATATGTTTATGTACTAATAATTATTTACTTATTAAAAACTTACCCAAAACCAAATAATCCATATCACAATTTAAAAATGTCCATATTGCTTTTTGTGGGTCATTTGTCATTGTGTGGTCTTTTAAATTAAATGATGTATTCAATAGAATAGGTGTTCCTGTTAGTTTTTCGAACTCTTTAAGTAAGTCATAGTAAAGTGGATTATCTTCTCTTTTAAGTGTCTGTATCCTTGCAGAATTGTCAACATGCGTTACTGACGGAATGTTTACATCCTTTTTAACTTTGACAACCTGATTCATATAAGGGACATCTTCTTCTGATAGGAAATACTTTTGATAATCTTCAATTGTAACCGATGGAGCAAATGGTCTAAACATCTCTCTCTTTTTGACTACCTTATTAATTCTATCTCTAATGTCGGACAAATGTGGATTACCTAATATAGAACGATTACCCAATGCTCTTGCACCAAATTCAGTTCTACCTTGAAACCATC